GAGGAGGATTTGAATTACTTTACTTAGTTCCCTATGCATACTCAGTACATGAAGGAGCAGCTAGAGAGCCAAATTTTGCTGGAAACTATAAAGCAAAAACTAGAAGACATAGAAGAAGACTTGCTAATGGAAAAACTGTTTCAGTACGAGAACATACAAAGGTTTATAAAACTGGTTATAAACCAGTAGCTACAGGAAGTCGGCTTTGGAATCCTAGGCAAGAGGTACAATGGTCAGCCGTGGATGTCACTAGAACCCGAACTGCAAACCCTTGGATACAAAATGCTTGGAGAATGGTTCTTGCCAGAGTAGATACTCTAGGTAGATCGGTCTTACCAGTAGTACTAGATATAGAACGTTATGAAGGAGGTTAGACACTATGAGTGATTCAACAGTGGATGTTACTAAAGTATCACCCAACCAAGAATATATTATTGCGAGACATAGCAGAATGGTAGGTAGAGTATTAGACTTAGTTGAAGCTGCCTTACCAGAAGGTAGTCAATGCGATAAGTTTAAAAAACTTGTGCAAGTTCCATTATATGATTTTCGTAATGAAATGTTATATTTAGAAGATAAAGGATTACCTACGAATTCGTAAAACATATTATAAATTCGTAGGATTTTTTAGAATTGTGCGTATAATAATATAACGTTATTTTTAACGTTATATTTTGTTCTGTTTTAGGGGGTCGGAGGTGGCTTAGACCAACCCCTCATAGATAGAGTAATAACCTATTTAGGAGGGTTTTGGTATGGCAGATGTAACGGAACGGATCGAGAAACAGATGGAAGGTACAAATCTTGCATTGGCTGCTGTCGCTGAAGTCTTGCAGAAGATGGACTCTCGTTTGACTAAGGAAGACGAGCAACTTCAACAGAATGCTCAGGCAAATGCTAGGGCTGATTTGGTGAAGTCCATTGCTAACGAGGTGCTTTCGGTAATCAAAGAAGATTATCAAGGGCTTGAAGTTAGTGGGAAAGAGCGCAAGGCTAAGTCAACTGGTGGGACTCCTCAGAATGCTGATGATAGTGAGAGTGGCTCAAGCCCTAACACCAACATCAAGGATCAGCAGAATACCATTCAGGCTATGCGAAAGCAAGATGGTAATGGTTATGAAGAGGAAGAAGAAGAGGACGAGACGCAGAAAGCCTATAAGGGTATGCGTAAGAATGAAGGCTACGAAGAAGAAGATGATGATGAAGTAGCTGAACTTCCTATAGAAGAGAAGGGCTGGGATGATGAAGAGGAAGAAGAAGAACCTACTGAAATGAAGGCTATGCGAAAACAGATTCAAGCTATGAAGAAACAGCTTGAAGCTACTGAAGCTGGAATGCAGAAGGCTATTCAAACTGAGTCTGAAAATAGATTACGAAAGATGGGATTCCGGGAAGAGAATGGTCTTAAGGCTCCCAAGTTGACTAGTGGTTTGGGGATTGATTCAACTCCAATCATCAAGTCAAACAGTGTTGATGTAGTGGATCAGCTTGCTGATCTTTCCTACGGACAACTCCGTGATCTTCAGCATCAAATAGAGATGGGGAATACTGACGGTCTTCCTCAAGAGCTACTAGGATAATTTTTTACAGGAGGTTTCTGAAGAATGGCTAATCCATCACTATCAGAATATCTAGCCCAATCGCAGCGAGGTCTGTATAACTCAGTATTCGGTCCAGAGTACTTGATGAAACAAACCTATTTCACTGTAGATACGGCTACAGGTATCTTTAATACAACTTATGGTAGAAAGGTCTGGCAAGCATTGAACAACCAGACTCGCTTCTTCAACGCCATACCTAGAACGGTATGGGGTAACACTGCTGGTTGGAGGGTCAGGACAGACAGAGGTTCGTCCCGAAGCCGTCCAGTAACAGAGACAGGCAGTCTTCCCACTGTCGATGTCTCCAACATTGAGACAGTATCGAGTCTACCTCGTATCGTTTCAACAACCTTTGGTGCCAGCGTGAAGTCCGTCTTCACTGCTCAACTAGAGGGTGGTGTTGGGGATGTTCTGGCACTGGAGAATGAGAATGCTCAGTTGGATCACATCAAAGAGATTAACGAAGAGCTTCTCGCAGGGTCTGCTTACATTACATCAGCAGGCGCAACTACTACGTTCACAGTTCCAGCAGCTATTGCCAAGCATTTCAAGATTGGTGACGCTGTAGGACAGAGGGATGATTCTGCCGCTGGATTCGATAGGACTTCTGGTTCTGTTGTTTCAGCAGTAAACACTAGTACTGGTGTGGTTACAGTCGCTTCAGATACGACTTTTGCCGATGGTGACCTCGCCTTTATTTACAGCAGGGCTGGTATGACTTCCATTGATGACATCGTTGCCGAAGATGGCATGACTGTGGGTGGAGTTACTGGTGGAGCTAATGTTAGGGCTTATGACTTGACACAAGCTGGACGAACTGCTGGCGATTGGGATGCCGGTGCATCCGTTAGTTACAACAGTGGTACAGGTAGAGCTTTGAGTCTCAACCTTTTGGATACCGCTATACAGAAGATCAGGGAAAATGGTGGAGAGCCTAAACTGATTCTTCTTGGACATGATCAGTACTTCAACCTTGAGAGACTGTTGAATTCTCAGCAGCGATATCTTGGTCAAGAGGAGTACCAAGTAGGTGTAGGTTCAGAGAGAACTTATCCCGGTACTCGCACAGGTCTAGTCCTTGCGACTTATCAGGGTATTCCAATTCTTCCAGATGCGGATACTCCTAAGTCAGTCAGCAGTGCTGACGCTGTTCTGGGCAGTAACGTTTATGTACTGGACACAGACTATCTTGAAATGGCAGTAGCTCAACCTACGCAATATGTTGAGAACCGTGACTACTTCGCAGCTAATGCACTAGTGGTTCGTGGATTGCTTTACACGATGGCTGAACTCCGATGCAAGAACATATTTGTTCAGGCAAAGATCGCTGATCTAAACTCCTAATCTTAGGATCGTAGGGGTGTGGAGATATTCTGCACCCCTACAAATAAATAAAATAGTCGAATGTAATGTTATGTAGTGGTGGGCAATGCAGAGTGTATATGTTAGTGGTGTGTTGCAAAGTCTGGACATCCAGACAAAGAGGATGATCGGAGAAGTGATGAATCTTATAGAAGCTTCACTATCTGAAACTCCAGCAACATTAGCTTTAAAGAAATCAATAAAGCAAGCCATGTGGCGTACAAGCCGTAATGTCCAAGATGATGTGAACAGTATGTCATTCACTGACATGGAGGAATGAAATGGCAAAACATACATTTGCAATGACAGATGTTACAGGTGACACTAGAATTCTAGCTCGATCTGCAATGGGCTACGATTGGAACTATTACGCTGATGACGAAACTATTATTTTTGGTACCGGCTCTGATGCTACAATTGCATGGGATGGAGATTCTCTAAACATAACATCCGCAGCTACTGAGCATTCTGGTACTTTTGCTGTTGCTGGAGCAGCCAGCTTGTCAACTACAGCTAGAATGTCAGCAGGAAGTGGTATCACTTCAGGTACAGGAACTCTTTATAAAAACTCTGTTGTTACTCTTGGCAATATTATAGAGACAACTATAGTAATTGACATAACTGGTCTATCCTCTAATGTTGCTAACGATATCATTGGTGACGATGGTGAGGCTAACTGTCACTTGGGTCAAATTACCGCTGCTATAAACGGAACTATATTAGGTGGGTATATGTTATGTGTTGAAACCCCTGCTGGTGGGTCAACAGATATTGATGTTTACACAGCTACTGTAGCCACTGGTACAGAGGATGCTCTTATAACTGATTTGACGGAAACAGCTTTGTTAGCTCATGGTGGTGCTTGGGCAGCAACAGCATTCCAAGGATTTACTACTGTACCTCCAGCAGATGGGTATTTATATCTAACTAATGGTGGGTCAACGTCAGATAATGCATATACAGCCGGTAAGTTTGTAATCAAACTTTATGGTTACAGTGCATAACAAGTATTAGATAATTAGGTAGCCACCCCCATAGGGGTGGCTACTACTATGATGGGGTAGTAAAGTATGGAACTAGGTATAAGAGATAGATTGTTATTATTAATGTTATTACCTGAAAATGGAGATATAGATACAATCAGAATAGTACATGATTTGAGAACTAATCTCTCATTTTCTGAAGAGGAACACAAGGATTGGAACTTACAGAAAGATGAAGACGATATCTATACTTGGGATAAGGATGTTGCGAATAAAGATATTGAGCTAGGTGAAAAGGCTTTAGAAATTGTTCGGGCAGAACTAAATAGGTTAAGTGACCAAGGAAAAGTAACTGAAAAACATTTAGATTTGTTTGATAAATTTATATCTGGGGGATAATTCATAATGAACAGCACCGAAATAAATTTAGCTGTTTATATGGAAAGATTAGATGGGTATATAGAGAGTCAGACCATTCTTAATAATACTGTTGTAGAAAGATTAGAACAGATCAACGCAGAGATTGTAGAATTAAATAATTGGAGAAATAGGGTCTATGGTGCTAAAACAATTATGATTGCTTTAGGGCTTCTAATCCTCCATACATCTGCTGTAATGGGTTCGTTTGCAGCTTTAATAAATTTTATAAATAAATAGAGGTTTTATCTATGGCTAATGAACGACATACGGATGTACGAGAGTGGGAAGTTGATTCCTCTACTAGACAATCAGTACACCCTTATACAAAATACGATCCTTTCAGAGAAGCTACATCTACTACAGCATCAACTATTAAGAGTGTAGCAGTAGGAGAAGTTGCTACAAACTGGGTAACAAACCCTAGAGTAGAAGCAGCTCTTAGTGATGCTGATGGATTTACTGCTATTGATTCAGCTATCTCAAGAGATACTGGTCAACAGTCTGTTGGTGCTGCTTCCCTATTAGCAAACCCAGATGAAGGTAGCGCAGGGCAGGGTTGGTATTGGGAATCCCCCACAATTCCTTTCAGTGTAAATCCTCAACATCTAGCTGTTCAACTAGAACATAGAGGGGCATCAGCTGCAAGTGCCGTCAAACTAGAAATTAGAGATGCTGCTGGAACAACAGTTCTTGCCACATCTGGCTCCAGTAACTTGGCTACCAGTTGGACTAGAGTTACTGCTCAATATACAGTTCCTCCAAGTACCGCTGGTGCAGCTTATCGTCTTTATCTCACTACTCAAACTGATCACAACATTAACTTCTATGCTGATAAGATTATGTTTGAAGTACGTGAGGATACAAATGCTGTTTCTACTTATCTTGATGGGGCTACTGGAATTAACTATGAATGGACAGGTACAGCAAATGCTAGTACGTCTCTCAAGAAACCAGACATGTCAGTTATTAGAGGTATCTACATAAGGAATGAATCCACCACTGCTGCTGAGATTGTATATGTAGCTTTTGATACCACAGCCACTTCTACTACAGGGATTGCTGTATTGCCAAACCATTCGGATTTTGCTACTTCTGTATTTGAAACAAACTTCCCTCTGGATTTCAGAGGATATGTATCAGTGCTTGCAGCTAGTGGAACACCCACAGTTAGTGGGGTAATATGGGGTGCTGCTAATCTATGATTGATGTACAGTCAATTCCTAAGATGTCTAAATGGGCAGAAGATCAAGGTGTCTTGTTTTTGGAGAAGGCAACTGATGGTCGTGTTACATTAAGTGATATTGACTCTGCTCTTGATGAATATAAAAGATTGTATAAAGCAGGGATATCTTCTCCTGCTGAACTTCTTACATTATCCAGAGCTTATCCAGAGAATGGAATATATTCTAAAGCTCTAGTAAAAATGGGGATTAGGGATGATGATTCATTAGTGGTTGGGGGTCCAGCATCTATTGAACTTGTAGATAGAGAAGGACATCTTATAACTACTGAAGCTTTAAATAAAGCCTTTCAAAAATATATGGCTAACTTCAGAACTCGTAATACTATGGTTCTTCATAGTGATGTTCAAGTAGGATGGGCATTACCAGCTTACATTAGTAAGGGTGGGCAAATATTTAAATCTGGTGTAGATGATAAAGGTTTGTTCTTTATTACAGAACTTAGAAATGATACAAAGATTTCTCAGAAGGTTGCTGAACAAATAAATGAAGGAAAACTAAAGAGTTATTCTATAGCCGGTAGTGCCTTGAAAACTCAGACTATTCAAAAGGGCTTACAGAATGTAATGCAAGTAGATGAACTTGAATTGGCTGAGGTAACAGTATGTGAGAAGGGAGTTAATCAGGGGGCATCTTTCGACATTTTGAAAGCAGAAGGTTCAGCTACATCATCTTGTATTGATGGTAGTTGTTTAATTTCTAAAGGAGAATCTTGTAACTGTGGTTGCGATTCTCAAGGAGTACAACTTATGTTTAAATCAGATGGAGATATAGATTTTACCAATTCATTCTTTAGTCACATGGGAATGGTACAGAAGCTTGAACCAAAAGAAACTGACTCCTTTCCTACATTGGTTAATACGCAAGGTAGACAAGAAGAACATCACAGGCTACTAGAACGTTATGGATTCCCTGCGGAGTTAGAACCAGAGAATGCACGTTATACACCTGTTACAGAATATGATCCTTCTATCTTTGCACATAGAAAACCACCGTGGGTTGTCAATGAAGCTGGATCAAATCTAGGTGAAAGATATTATGAAGATGCTTTGACTACCCCACAACTTGGTCCGCTTACACAAAGAGGTGTAGCAGAGGGCGGTAACTCTGGGGAAACTCCAGTAACAGAACTGAATGAAACAAAGACCTTCAATACAGTGCTGTCTTCAATTAAGAAAACCACTGACTTCTTTAACTGGATGGAGCAGGAAGGTAATCATATTTATAAAGAATCCTGTCCGTGTGAATTCTGTTTCCAGAAGACCTCAGATTATCGTGGAACAGTAGAGAGAGGCGTAGGGTTTTTAGCTTAGTTGTATATAGCAAAGAGGATAAAAGAAAGGATATAGATATAAGCTCTAAAATAAAATAAACGAGGTGCTATAATGAAGATCAAGTTCTTCTCATATATTGAACGACTAGGAGATGCCTTATTCAATACAAGAGAAGAACAACTGAAAAAAGACATGCTTGAGTGGCAACGGATTGAGAATGTAGCTTTTCCTTTGAAACCTGTGTTGAAAAAGAGTAATAGAAAAATTTTTAGGTGAAGTAATGATTGGAAAATTAAGGCCACAAATATTTTTAGCCATCATAGTACTAGGTATTTTATCTGGGGTAGGACTTTTTTATGGGATGAATGAAATTGCAACTGGCTGCACTGGAGGAATTATCGCTCTTGGAATGAAATTAATGGAGAATGAATAGGGGGAGATTGATGACAACATTATTAGTGGTTGGAGAACAAGTTGATTGTGAATGTAGAGAGTCTGGTGAATGCAGTTGTGAATACAATTGTGAATGTAGTTGCAAATGTGAAAATTGCGATATTACAATGTGCGCCTGTGGCGGTAACTGTATGTGTGGAGGTACAGAATGAACCCTATAGCATTGATAAGTTTGGCTATTACCTTTTTGCAATTGAATAAGGGACAGACCGCTGAAGGTAAAAAGATTATCAAAGAAGCAACAGATGTAGTAAAAACTCTTGGTGATGCTCTCAAGGATAAGAAGATTACTGCGGCTGAAAAGAAAGCCTTGGTAAAAGAACTTAGAGAGTTTACTAAGACTACCATTGATGCTCTGGATAAATTAATAATACCAGAGAAATAGTTTTTACTAACTAATATAATAGGAGAGCGGAGTGAAGCAGGATATTCCTAATCCTCATGTAAGAGATTTCCAGAGAAAAAAATTGTATGCAGCTGAGGAAAGTTGTAGCTTCTGGCCTGATTGGATTGTTGAAATAACTGAAGAAAATGCTCGTGACTACATCAATAGTATGTCTGCCATGTATAAGATCAAAGAACCTACCTTATACACAGAGGATATTACTACACCTCATGGCATCAGACAAAGACTAGCTAAACAAATGGCATATGCTACTCCAATATATGTAGCCATTCCTTCTAATCTTCTCAGTAAACTTCCGTACATCTGTCATGAAATGGCACATGTTATTAATTATCAAAAAGGTCCAGCGGATCATCATGGTCCAAATTTTGCATCAATCTATTTAAAGATCATTAGTAATTATATGGGTTCTAAAGAATCTAAAGAATTACAGGATGCTTTTGATTTCTATAAGGTAAGTTACAATGTCTAATATTATGGCATACTTATTGCAGCAGACTGATGAGTTCAGAGATTCTTATTCCGATTTAGAGAAGAGGTTGGATGAGATATTAGATAAGTTAGAAGTCCTAGAACTTAGAATGAAAGAACTTGAATTGCGAGTAAATTTGAACCGAAACGAGGATGATTAGAGTATAATAAAGTATGACCGGAGAACAGTTTTGTGACTAAGTGGGATAATAGAGACAATAAAATCAGTAAGCGGAATAAAAGAAAACAGCAGAACCAAGCTTACGATTTCTCAAAACTACAAAAGAAGAAAAAGAAAAGAATCCATGTTTCAACTAATACTGAAAATTTGGAGTATAAATTTCTCAGACCAGATACTTGGTTTGAGAATGATGCTTAACTCTGTACACTGTAAATTTCTTGGTCATGTAAAATTTCCTCCGCTTATACAATCTTGGGAATCTGGTCATCGTGACTACTTATGTAGAAGATGTTTCCTGTATTTAGGAGAACCATATGCCTGATGACAATTCGTTTTTAGAAGAAGAAGATATTGAAAGTACTCTTGAACAAGTGAAAAACATTACCCTAACAAAAAATGAAGCTCTGTATCTAAGTGATTCCATAACACTTCTTATGGAACATGAACAAACTCCCGGACTTATACACATGCCAGCAAGACATTTAACTGCTCAGGCATCTGTGCCGGTTCCATTGGAACTCATACAAAAAATTGGATTAGCTGTGTTAATGTCTACTGATCCTGAAAATAATACTAACGAAGCTACAATTGAATTATCAGTAGCTGATCTTTATCTACTTAGAGAATGTTGCCAAACTTATATTAGAGTCAATAAAGAATTAGTAGGTTACAATTTAATAAGAAAAGTGTATAGTTTACTATTAGAAGATAAATTAAAAGAACAATATTTGATTGAGACCCTCATGGAAACTGCGGATGAACTTGAGGAATCACCTTATACTATTACACCTTTTGAACAGATAAAAGAAAAGTATCAGAGTTATCTTAATCAGGAAAGTGAAATAACAGATGAGCGACAGCATTAAACCACCAGAGACTTTAGAAGAAAGTTTAATTCTCCAATCCCATTTTATTGGGATACCTAAAATAACTAAACGAAACTACAAAGAGTTCTACAGGCGAGGCAAGATTCTCCAGATTCTAGGGGTAGGATTTATGGAAAATGGTAGAATGCCTATGCTTGTAGAAATAGAAAATCATATTGATTTGATAGAAACTCCTGCGGTTAAATTAGACCGTAAACAATTTGAGCGTATTTTATTGCGTTTAATAAATGATCTAACAAATAACCTCGTGGAGATAGAGAGTTCCATTAGTGTAGAAAGTACTGTATTACATGACGTATGAAACACTGGGTACAATTCTTTTAAGTACCGTAGTGGGTAGCTTAACTCTTTTCTTAGTTTATATAAACTGGAAAATACTTAGAGTATCACAAGCACTTCTAAAGATTAGTTTAGATTTGTTAGCAGAGACAATCATAATCAGAGAAGAGACTGTTTTGATCCGACATATCTCAGAAAATATTTATGTAGAGAGTGTTCGACTTAGAAAAGCTTTAGGTGACCCGGTTGAATATTCACCCAAGGAGTAACAATATGGTTGAGCAAAAAAACTATGGACCAACACAAGAAGAAACACAAGAAGAAGCTCGTGAAAGATTAGTAGAGAATATTATGGAGAATCTCCCTGAAGAAGATTTAGAATCAGAGGATGATGATATTGGATAATCTTCCAAAAGCAAAAGTAATCATTATCCTATGCTTTTGTTTTTGGATAGTGATGTTATACTACTGTTTAGCTTTTATGATAGAACCAGTGTAGGAGTTTTCAATGTCGTTCAAACATTTTTTGATAGATGAGAACACCATGTTGAGAAAGAAAATTGAAGAGTTACAGCAGGAACTACTTGAGTTACAAAGGGATACATGCAATGAATATCATATGCATGAACACTCAGTATTAAAAACAGTAAAGGGGAATAGTAATGAAGCTTGAAGGTGACGCAGAGATAGGGGAGTTTTTCTTAGTTGATCTTATTAACGATGGAGAGATGGTTCTTCTAAGACCAGTGGCTAAGAGTGGGACTCCAGAGTTTTGGAGACAGGTTTATGATAGAAAAGATATACCTGAAGATTCAGTACAACGTTTCGTTGTAAGAGTAGAGGGAGATGGTTTCTATGATTAAAGAATTCATTAATAAGTTATCCGGGCGGTATATGATAAATGGAATATATATGGGTAAGAAACGCTTTGAGATTATTAATCAAACTAAACTTGATCTAGCTAAAGAGTATAAAGATTGGTCAGTCAAAGAGATACTAGATGAGGCTATGAAATATAGAATCATAGCAGAGAGTTCTATCAAGGCTGAACGATCTGAAATGGCTGACGGTGAAATAGAATCAAACAAAAATGCCAAGATAGTTGCAAGTACTTATGCATTATGTTTGAGTCAGATAGGCAAAGAGAAGTTTGCTGAAAGCTACACTTATATAAGATAGTTTGACAGTATATAAAACCTATGGTAAGCTAGTTATGTGAGAGGTGATTCAGCCTCCCCTCTCACCATAATATTTGGCTCCCTCAGTGAATCCTGACTAGAGTATCAGATAGATACTGGATTCATTGGGGGGGTTTACTTTTCTCCAAATTATGATATACTTAGTATAACAACTTATTAAAAGAAAGGAGATAACTATGAGCGCATTGTGGTTCAACTTCAAAGAACAGAAAGATGAACTCGTATATTGTCAGAACATAGATTGTGAAGACGATGAGTTTCAGCCACTTAGACCAGAAGATATCTCTCCATATAAATGGAACGGTTTGACCGTATGTATTCCATGTGCTGGAGATTTAGTCTACACAGATTTTGCAGCAAAATAGGGGTTGCAAATTATAATAACCTATGATAGAATAAGTATATAAACTAAATAGAGCGAAAGCTCAGAAGGAGACCAACGTGGCAGCAAATCTTTTTGGCAACAGACTAGAGCTAAGGCGAGAACCGGCGTGGCATAACTTGGGACATGTGTTCCCACAAGATGAGAAGGTTACTGCATTAGATGCGATGGCAAATGCAGGAGTCCTTTTCGGAGTCGATAAATTTCCACAGGTTATCAAGTTACCTGATGGAACAGAAATAGAAACTGGTGCTTATGCAGTTGTAAGGGAACCCACCCATGACGATCCAGAACATAGGGTTCTTGCTACAGTAGGAAAGAACTGGACTGCAATACAAGCAGCGGATTTGGGAAAATTGCTCAATCCCATATCTGAAAGATTTCCAGTAGAGACAGTAGGAGCAATAGGTATAGGTGAAAAGATATTTATTACCTTGAATGCTGGTAGCATTAAAATTGCTGGCGAAGATCATGACCTATACTGGTTAGTAACAGATCATCGAGACGGCACAGGGGCACTATCAATTGCCTTCACACCAGTAAGGGTAGTATGTCAGAACACCTTAATATATGGATTGCATAATGCAAAGGTCTCAGTGACGCTCAGACATAATAAAGCTATCAACGTTGATACATCGTTCTATCTTGACCTGTTCAACCAGATGGCTACTGCTCAAGATACTGTGATAGAAGCTATGGATAGCTTATCTACAGTAACCCTGTTTGATAAACAGGTAAAGCAGATTGTCGATACAGCTTATATAAATGCTTCTAAGCCTAATCGACTAAAGATTTCTGAGGGCTTTACTGAAAAAGATGTCTCTCCAGAAGTTTGGGGAGCTATCCTTGCAGACCGCAAAGAACCTTGGGAAAAGTATCAAGCTGCACAGGCTAGGGTAAATAGAATAAAAGACCATGCCTATCAACGAATAGAGGTCTTCAATGAAGAGTACCCAAAGCTTGCCAACACTCCTTGGGCGGTGTACAATGCGATAGTAGAAACAGAAGATTATCGCCGTGGACATGAAGACTCCGGTACCAAGATATTCGGTACACGAGCAGATACTAAGGCTAGGGCATTCGATAAAGCCCTAAGTTTTGTAAGCTAAACAACTAGTCCTGAGTAAGACTCTAAAAGGCTCCGCTCCTTTCAATACCCTAGCTCCTCTGGTGTCCCATTGGGGCTAGGGAAATAATTTTAAGAAAGTAGGTCCACATGGCAGTTAAAGATACAGTAACAGAAAAGGGTTCTTATAGAACCAGTGTTCCAGTAGAGATAGATACTTACAGGGGAGAAGTTCGTACTACTCCACATGTCTGGAGTCTACTGCTCTATCAAAAGCTTATACTTGATCCAGATGGGTTCGGGGAGAGGATGAACAATGAACCTCTCACAACTGATCTGATTACTTATAAAGAGTTTCAAGAGTCCGGTTATACATCAAGTACAGTTATACCAATTCTGGGGTCCAAGCTGAGGTTCTCAACTCTTAAAAAGATATTCAATGAAACCACAGATTTCTGGAATGGTACCCTAGCACAAAATCTAAAGAGTAAGTTCAAAGCTGCTGAACGAATCACTGACTACAGAAAGGAATAGACTATGCCAAGAGCAAGAACAAAGATAAGACCAACAGTACAATCAAGCCTATCAAGTAATCCACTTGAATGCACTCATTTCTTCCAACTACCACAATTAGGTGGTGAAGTTTTGGGGGTATGCAAAGTTTGCGGTGTAGAGAAGATACACTACAATACAACGAATCCTGAATCATTGAATCCTTGGAGAAATAAAAAGA